GGCGCCCACAGACTTCTTATCCTTCATCATCTGGCGATAGCCAGAAGAAGTATATGGATATTTTTTACCTTGAAATTCAGGCATTTTTTCCTCCTTAGTGTATCGTTGGTTTAAATTGTTCGATAAACTCTTCTGTTACAACAAAACTATCCGCTACAGCCTCGAACATGCGTGCAGTGTCTTGGATTCCCAATGTTGAAACATAAATATTTCGTGTTACCGCAAGAAGTGCTGATGCCACCAAAAGAATATCCTCGGGATTTTTTGCCTCGTTTTTAACGAGCTGATCCACTTTTTTCATTACTTCACTTATTTTTAGTGTTTTTTGATCCATTTGCTTTTGATCTTGCGATCCTTTCATTAGACTGTTGTTTCATCGCTTCCCTCGCGGTCGTGATGTTTTCCTTTAGCATAGCCATTTGATCAGCTGTCTTTTGCTGATCGGCTTGCGCCGATGCATTCATTACATCAATTGCTGTCTGCGATTCAAGCTTATCACGCTCCAGATCCATCTTCTCTGCTTCCATCATCGTATCCCTCTGGAAGGTTGCCGCATTTTCTTTTTGCGACATCATAGTCTCCATTGCGCGTAAGTCAATCTCTTGTTGTTTTAGCTTGATAAGCGGATCTTTTTGCTCACGGCTCATTCGTGCTTCTTCATCCTGCGCTAATTGCTTAGTCATATCCGCCTCTATCTTCGCCTGTTCCGCTGCCGCCTTATTTACCAATTGATCATTTTGCTGCTGCAATTGTTGCATTTGCTGTGGATTCTGTTGCGCCTGTTGCATTTGTTGCTGTAGTTTTTGAAATTGTGGCTTGAACTTTTGTTCAACTTGCTGTGACGCCGCTGTCGCCAAATGATCCGATACATGCGCCTGCAGCATTGCATAAAGCTGTGGATTGATTTGAACCATGCGCGTAAACATAAATTCTGCGTGTGCCTCTATATGCGCCTGGTGATTCTGCATAGGAAATACCTTAGGATCCTGTCCACGCATCGCAGCAGCATTTTCAATAGCTGGGCTCATTGGCTGTGGAAGTTCTGGATCCGGTTTTAAAATCGCATCAACATTATCCACTCCCATCGCACTGTACATTCTTCTGTATGCCTCGCGCAAATTGTGCAATTTCGGAGCAGCACTCGCCAATTGCAATTGCTGTTGCGCCATCATAATTCGCTGTGACATAGAGAATATATTAGGATCCGAAACTGGAAATATATCCACGCGGTCATCAAAATCTGACTGCTTAATCTTTCGATCCCCACCAACAACCTGATAAGGATACTCCGGTGGAGTATACATCTTAAAGCAACGCGCTAATAAATTAAATTCTTCTTTTTGTGCGTAGTGCAAACGCTTATGAATTGCACTCATAACTTTAGTTCCACGCTCCAATAGAGCAAGTGTTGTTCCAACTGGATTTTGCTCATTCCCTTCGCCCATCTTCATGTCTGCAATTGCAGCAAATGATTTTCCTGCGTCAACCGCAAAACCTAATAAAGCAAATAAAACCTGTGATGGTTCCTTGTAAGGAAGTGGTAGTAGTGATTCCTTGATTGAAACTCCTGTAACATCAACGTCCCTGAATTCTCCTGGCTGCAATGGCTCGTCATGGTCGCGTATGCGCATGCCGCGTGCCTTGAAACCTGCTGGAAGGTTAGCGAGAGTTCCTGCGTCAATCAGTTGGCGTAGTACACTTGTTGCCGTTCTCGATAACCCACCAAGCATATGTATTAGACCAAAGCCGTAAAACCCTAGTCCTGGGAGGAATTTAAAATGTACAAAATATTGGTTCTTTTCAAAGTTTGGATCTTTCTCTGTCCAGTTTCTTTTAATGGAAAGAATATTTCGTGAAAAATGGTCTATGGTAATTATGTAAGGAAGCTTAATGCCGGATGTATCCTCAAATCCAGGAACATCGGCATCGACGTGCATTTCAAGAATCATATGCTCATCATCCTTGTTCTGTTCGTTAGAGGAAGACCCTTCCAATTCATCAACCTTATCCTTAACATCACTGCTTACATCAACCTGTCCTGATGTTACTGGAACATCGCGGTAGAATCCTGAAACCTGTAATTTCTTGACATCATTAGCTGACATTTTAATAACATGCGTTATTCTTTCCGCCTGGTCCAAATCAGTTGACATGTAATTAACAACCAAATCCTCACCAGTAACGAATTTTGCAACGCATCTTTTTAAAATCTCATCATAGTAAACTTTCTTGAATGCTGAACCGGCCAATGGAAGATAGAAAAGCAACTGATCCATTTCCGGGTCATATTCCTTCATCACCGTTGTAATCTGGTAATTCATGTAGTCCTTGACACGTGCTGCCTGTTCTTCAACCTCAGGCGTGATATTTCCTACAATTTGGCATCGTACGGGGCCGCTTGGGGGGAGAAGTTCCTTATAAGCTTGGGCTTGAAACTGCGTTACAGATTCTGCCAATAAGGGGTGAACGACCCCGGATGCACCTTCGAAAGGCTGTGTTCTGTCTTCATACTTGAAGCCTAACATATCAAGGCCCTTGACATAGGTAGTTTCCCAGTCTTTTCTAGAGTCCTTGTCGCCTTCGAATGCAGCAAGCAGATCGTTTGAAAATCTGCCTAACTCGCTTTCTTCAATATATTCTGATAAATTTGCATTAAATGGTATTTGTGACTGATCCATGGGCGCATTTGGATTGGAATTGATTTCCGCACCGCCGTCAGCCATTTCAGTGATTTCTACATCTGGTTCTAAGTTCTCTGTCTTATCAGGAACCTCTATAATCGTTTCTTCGCCATCGGCGATTTCAAGGCCTGTCTGCAATGCTGCAATTGCCTTTTCTATATTGTCATTCGGATTTTTTGCCATCTTCTCCCCTTATAGCAGTGGAACAACATCCACAAAATTTTCTCTCACCATTCCACCTTCCTTAAAGGCCGCAAGTCCCTCTAGAACTTTATCAGCTTCCTTCAACAGAAGGACGGGAACATTTCCCCAGTTTACTGTGCCATCATTAATAACGGTGTAAGTATAGTCTAAATTTCCCTTCTTGGCAATTTTTTTCAACGCATTCTGCATGATTGCATCATAGAAGCCATAATGCCCCGTTGCTTCATCATCCATCAGGTTTCCGCGGGCCTCGGACTTCAACCTGTTCTTTATCGCCCCCGTTGAGACTGCAACGCCGTCATAGTTGCCTTCCTTCGCCAATCGAAGGAGGTATTTCGCTACAAATGAGCCGTAGTCCTCGGAGCGCTGGAATGGGCCCTCAGGTGTTCCGCTTTGCGATAATTCTCCAATTTTTGCCCTCATTGCAACAATGTCATCTCCCAATGTTTCACGTTTGTTGTATAATCCTGGAAGTGTGGCATCCTTGGGATCTTTCGCGAGAACTTGATCAATTTTCATCTGAACCTTTTCCATTTCACGCACAAGAGGCGTTATTCCAGCAATCTTATCCTGCCTTGTTGCATATCCTGTTCCGCTTCCTTTTCGAAGGGCTGCCTGTATCTTCTGGTGCATATCGGACTGAATCTCCTCAACGAAGAGAAGCTTTCTTCCGAAGTTGTCTGTTCTATCGGATATGCGCGTATGGACGAAAGTTCCTGCTGTCATTTCGTCGCTCAAATCAAATGAATGTGATGGTTTGTATGTAGGCTCATTCAATCGAAGCGATCCTGGTTTGGTCGTGAACACATATTCACGGTAGTTTATTCCTCCAGGAAGAACCTGCTGTGATGCATGCTGCGGGTTGCTTTGAAATGCATGCTTCGCGCCACGGATCTTCAAAAGCTCCTGCAGATCACCAAATATGGATCTAATGGGTCCCGGAATTCTTGGATCACGCAATGCCCCAACATTCATAATGGCATTATCAATATCATAAAGCTGCTTCATGACGCGGTTGATCTCGTTTCCTATGAGATTATAGGATTTGTCCTTTTCCCTCAAAGGGCCAGCTGCCTGTTCCGTTTGACCCAATTTAGTAAAAGCCCCTTCAAAGACATTCAACGCTTTTTTATCCTGTGTCGAGAATCCTTCCATTCTTTCGCGTATATTTTTGAATTTCTTGGTTATCTGATTAACCATTCGTTTCGTGTCACGATTTCCAAGCGGAATGACGTCGAATTTAGGGGAAACCTCGTCAAAGGCTTGAAGTAGCTGCTCCTTGCTTATTCTTTCATTTGGAACGTGGAATTCAAGATACGGTCCGATGGACGTATCATCAAGCTCCTTCGGTGAAACTGATTTCTTCAGGAATCCTAACCACTGATTTCCTCGCCCTATTTCAATGGGCGCGTTCTTGATGACCGTTGGAGTCTTCCACACCACGGCGGGTGTTTTTTCCATTGCTGTTACTGTTTCCACTTTAGGCTTAGGGATTTTACCCACGGTGTAGTCTATGGTTGATTCATAGTACTCCTTTTCCGGAACCGTTTCTTTTTTATCGTAAAGCCACTTTTCAGCGTCCTTTTGGGTCTTAAAATCTTTTATGGGATTTCCATGACGATCAAGCACGGCCCACGGATTTTCAAGCTTCACAGCTTTTTTAGTCGCCTCTTTGGTTGCGGTGAGCTTTGGAACAATCTTTTCAACATGCCCTATGACC